TATTCTCACATGTAACTTCAAAAATAGAATTATCGAACCGTTACATTCTCGGTGCTCTGTCATAGATTTTAAGATCAACAAGAAAGCGACAGCGAAGCTAGCAGCTCAGTTCTTTAAGCGCTGCTGCACAATACTCGAACAGGAAGGAATAACATATGACAAAGCGGTCGTTGCAGAAGTTATCAACAAACATTTTCCAGACTGGCGCCGGGTACTTAACGAGCTGCAAAGATATTCTGCTACTGGCAGCATTGATTCTGGTATTCTTGCCAATCTTAAAGAGACTTCCATCAAGCAGCTCATTGAGCTTCTAAAGGATAAAAACTTCACAGAGGTTCGTAAGTGGGTCGTAGAGAATCTAGACTACAACGTCAATGAGCTTTTTCGTAAGTTGTATGACACGTCTTCAGAATATCTAAAGCCAAACGAGGTTCCTGCATTTATCCTTCTTATCAGCCGGTATCAGTATCAGGCCGCGTTTGTCGCAGATCAAGAGATCAACCTGATGGCGTTCTTCGCTCAGGTGATGCTTGAAGGATTCTACGCATGAACCCGTTCGACATAATTAACGATATATCATACGCTAAGAGATACATACTAGAAGATGATAAAGATTATATACCATATATAGTCAATAACCACTTCTCATACTTTGGTGATTCCATATTCTTTGCAAACCAGATGAATATGAAATCAAATCTTGATAAGAGGCTGCAGCACGATTACTACTTTCACTCGCTCCGTAAGAGTAAGAGAAAGACAAAGTGGGCAAAGAAAGAAAAGTCTGATATCTTAGAGTGTGTGCAGAAATACTATAACTATGGACCTGATCAGGCCAAAGAGGCAATTAGGCTGTTAACTAAGAAACAGATAGACTATATTGTAGACAAAGTAACTCCAAAGGATTAATTCTTATGAATTATAAATAATCAGTGCATAATAATAAGAAAAGGTTTAACTATGAACAATATTTTAGAATCTCTAGTAGAGGTAAAGATCGATGGAGAAGAGTCCTTCTTAAAGATCAAAGAGACCCTCACTAGAATTGGCGTGGCTTCTCGGAAAGAGAATAAACTCTATCAATCTTGCCATATCTTCCATAAACAAGGACACTATTACATAGTACACTTTAAGGAAATGTTTATCATCGACGGAAAGCCGTCAAACTTCTCAGAAGAAGATATGGGTCGTAGAAATAAGATCGCAGAACTACTTCAGGACTGGGGCCTATTAACGGTGCTAGACGAAGAAAAGATCAAGTCTCCACTGGCTCCTATGAATCAGATTAAAGTATTAAACTATAAAGAAAAGAATGAATGGACTCTAGAAGCTAAGTATCAAATAGGTCGTAAACGAGTGAACTAATGGAGAAACTATATTATGTTTGGATTTACAGTGAAGAAGAAAGTAGAGACTCCTGCGGAGCAGAAGCTCGAAGAAATTAAGAATATCCTGTTTCCACCTTCTGAGACAAAAGAAGTACCAGATAAAGAATCAGGTGAGATGTTGAAGTATCAGGTGGACTACACCATCGATATGAATCTAGATTCAGCCTTGTATGATATCAGAGAGGGTTACGCAGACGCCCCGGTTCAGAATACTATCCAAGACGCGATAGACAGACTAATTAAGATTAGAAAGATTCTTGAAGCCGATATGGAGCTAGACCCAGAAGCCAACTACATCATAGTAGACAACAAGTACCAAGAACACGATATCCAAGCCTCGGAAGATAATAGTTGACAAAATCTATAGATATGGTATAATATATCTATAGATTGGAGATCGACATGTCTATGCACCTCTTAGGTCCTTGGTATACCACCACAAATACTAAGAAACGCGGCAAGAAATCTAACACGTCTAAAGCTCTAGTATCTAAGCACGACCAGTGGCTTCTTAAGAACGGCGTGCACCCAGAGCAAATCAAATTAAAAAAATCAGTTGACAAGAACTGGAAAACAGATTATAATGAATCTATGAAGGTTGATCGTAGCGGTTATGTTTCCGCAGGTCTGTCAGGTTCTAAGTCTGCCTGCGCCAAGCGTGGCGTTATGGCCAACCTTCATAAAGAAAAGCCTGAAGTCAGAGAGGCTATATTAGAGAAAGCGTCACGCGTGATGCCGCTCTATAACAAAGGTGGTTTGCAGCTACTATCACCTTCTGACGATCTAACTAAAATTGGTACCCTATCTCGTAGGGGTTGAATATAAGATGGAGAAATGAATGACGACTAAGACTAATGCACTAGTTAATGCACTCAAGAATGGTGAAGAACTTACTTCGGCTCAGATTCGTTCGCGCTTTGGTATCGCTAACGTAACTGCGGCTATTCACTATATTCGTTCGAACCTAGGTTACGCCGTGTATCTAAACGAACGCAAGAACTCAAAGGGTGAGACGCTTACTAAGTATCGCATTGGTACGCCTTCACGCAAGGTCGTTGCGGCTGGTTATCGCGCTCTGACTGCTGGTTTCTAATAATATATATAGTTGAGGCAGCTTCGGTTGCCTCAACATACTTTAAATATTTTTTAAGAGATTATTATGGGTTGGCCTACAAGGTATAGATGTAGAAAATGCACGAGATCTACTAGCAACTATCCAATATTTTGTGATAAAAAAGATTGCCCAGTAAAGCATGATTGGCTGCAAGATAATGTGTTTGGTTTGGTATTGTCAATTGTTTTGATAATCGGTTGGTTTGCTTTTTGGGGCTACGCCATGTTTGGCTCTAGATAGCATGTTAGTTTATTTCCCGATAGCTCAGTTGGTAGAGTAGGTGACTGTTAATCACTTGGTCCTTGGTTCGAGTCCAAGTCGGGGAGCCACTAAAAGAGTAATTTACTTTTACTCAAGATGTTGTATAATAAGGTTAGTCGCTCAATAGACTCGCGTGAGTCCATGGTTAGCTCACAATTAACTGGAGAAAGACTATGAAAAAGAAAGTTATCGCACTACTCACAGTCATTGGTATCTCAATCGCGGCGATCTCACCAGCTAGTGCTTGGTATCGCGGAGGCTGGGGTGGTGGCTACTATGGCGGATACGGCTATGGCGGTTACGGTGCCGCACTAGGTATCGGCGCTGGTGCCGCACTGCTAGGTGGTATTATCGGCGGCGCGATCGCTAACGGTGGTGGCTACTATGGTGGTTACTATCCTTATGGCGGCAGTTACTACGGTCCTTATGGCCGTCCTATCTATGGTTATCCTTATGGTGGCTACTACGGGTGGTAAGATGAAAAAGTTATTCTTGACTGCGTTCTCTATTCTAGCTCTGACCTCTGCGGCTAGCGCTAATGGAGATCTAATGATCGATCCAGATATTGGTCAATACAACTACATCGACAATCGTCGAGTCGTAGAGCGTAAGACTATAGTTAAGAATAGGACAATCGTAAAACAAGTGCCGGTACCAGTTCCAGTACCACAACCTTATCCAGTTCCGGCACCAGTCGTCGCAGTACCAGCATCAGCGATGCCAGGATATATTCCACGTTGTCGCATGCAGAGGGCGCAGCCTCTAGTAGATCCTGTGTATGGTACTGTAGTAGACTATATGTATGTAAGAGTTTGTTTTTAAGAGTAAGCTGCTGTAGCTCAGCTGGCAGAGCAAGGCATTAGTAATGCCTAGGTCGGGAGTTCGAATCTCTCCAGCAGCACCACTCCTCAAAGGATATATCATGAATGAAGATCTTCTACGCAGGCAGGCAATATTTCGAATGGTCGTGTTCGTTCTTTTAATGATGACGATTGGTTTTATCGCCGGTGATTTAAACATGCTAGATGGTGGTAATTAATGGCGCAGCTGCTGATGTGCAGTCCGGACCTATTTGGTGTGGACTATGTGATTAACCCATGGATGGAAGATCAAATCGGAAACGTAAATTCTGATAAGGCCTTGTCACAGTGGACAGATCTATATAATGCACTCAGCAGGGTCGCCGTCGTTAGACTCATAGATCCGGTACCGGGTCTACCGGACATGGTGTTCACCGCCAACGCCGGTCTAGTAGTGAACAACAAGTTTTTTCTCTCTAGATTTGCGCACAGCCAGAGACAGAAAGAAGAGAAGTATTTTAGAGAATGGTTCCTGAAGAACGGCTGGAACGTAATAGAGCAGGGCAAACACAACTTCGAGGGTGAGGGAGACTGTCTAAGAGACAAAGAATATCCTTATCAATATATCTCACACGGCTTCAGAACTCGTCAAGAGTTTCACGGCGTGCTTAGTTCTTTTGATATAGACAACATGCCTCTAAAGCTAGTGGACCCGCGTTTCTATCATCTAGACACGTGTTTCTGCCCGCTGAATAACGGCGAAGTGCTGTATTATCCAGAAGCCTTCGATGAGAATAGCAGAAAATTTATCACGAATAACTTTGATACTGCTGTAGATGTCACTGAAGAAGAGGCATTGACTTTCTGCTGCAACGCGGTAGTAGTCGGTGAAAACATATTCATGCCTAAGTGTAAGCCTGTAGCAAATATACTAAGAAACACGCTGAACTATACCGTCCATGAGTTTGACATGTCAGAATTCATGAAGTCTGGCGGCGCATGTAAGTGCCTGGTACTGCATCTGGACTAATGATTACTTCCAAAGATAAGAAGCATATGGCCTTCGTAAGAAGACTAGCCATAGATAACGTCGACTCGCAGACTAGAGCAAAACTCGCTGCGTGCATAGTCGTTCGTAACGATATAATATCTATTGGCCAGAATTCTTATAAGTCTCACCCACTCCAGAAGAGATTCTCAAAGCACATAGAGTCTATATTTAAGCACGCGGAGGTAGACTGTATTATCAACGCTCTTAGACATGTCGATGCCGATAAGTTGTGTAAAGCTACTCTTTACGTTTATAGAGTTAAAAGACGTTCAAAAGACTCGATTGACTGGGTAGATGGTTACTCTGAGCCGTGTCCCGGCTGTAAGCAGGCCATAAGTCATTTTAAAATTAAAAAAGTAATATTTTCTACCGACGAGGATAGAAAATTTATTAGTATAAATAGCATATCCACGTGAAGTGGTTTTATCATCTAAGGAGATAATATTATGTTAAATGGTTATAAGACATATATTGTTGCCACACTAATCGCAGTTTTTGGTGTTCTTGCACAGTATGACTGGAATGGTTTTCTTAACGATCCAAAAGCCGGTTGGGTAGCTCTTGCGTCTGCCGTGATCATGGCAATCATGAGATCGATCACTCAGATCACCACTGTCAAAGAAGCGTTATATACCGACCCACCAAAGCCAAATCCAAAACCAGTTATAAAAAAGAAATAAATGACCCAATATATTGTAAACAATCTATCGGAGCATAAAGGTGCTCTTCATATTCCATCTGGCTCAGTAACAATGAGCCAGATCATTCAGGCGTTAGAACTTGTAAAAGATATTGATTGGTCTAGTTTAGTAAAAATAATCGAAAATAAAGACGAACAGCTGGCTGTATTAACTACGGCAGAAGATGTAGCGAAGATTATCGCTCCATTTGTACCACAAGCCGCTTTAGCGGTTGGTGTTATAGAATTTCTAATATTTTTATCTAAACACACGCATCCCGCTCAACCATACGATGTTCCTGGATATCATTGGGATATGCTATATGGTTGGGTTCCAAATAATCAAGGAGAATGAGATGAGAAAATATATTGCACTACTAACAGCAGGTGCTTTAGGACTGGCAGTTGCTGGTTGTAATGCGCCCTCAACCGGCACAGTCATATCAACGACCACAACTGTCGTTAATGACGTCGCCGCTGTCACAAAGACTGCTTGTGGATTTGTTCCTGCTGCAACTACGATCGCTCAAGTTCTAAATGCATCTTCAACAGTTCTAACTGCAGCTCAAATTGCACAGATAATCTGCCAGGCTGTTAATGCCACTCCAACTACCACGAAAGCAGCAAGTAAAGCAATTAGTCCTATTCTACTAGAAGTAGATGGTAGAGTTGTTGTCGTGAATGGTTATTTCACAAAATAATTTTTATATAAATAGTATTAACAAGGCCGACTCCTCTGATCAAAAGATCAAGAGTCGGTTTTCTTTTTGTATAAATAGTAGGCAGCGTGCGCCTTAAACTTGTCTCTGTTGAATAGATTATGCTCATTCAACAGAGAAAGGGAAGATGAAAACTAAGATAAGCCATTTCTTCGGCAATCAAGAAGATCTAGACTTACAGATTATCAAACTATCGCTTGACCTAGAAACATCAAAAGAATCAGAAGCCCTTGATAAAGGCTGGCTGGTGTATGATAATGTATGGTATACTTGCAGATCGTCTAGAATAAATGTCGATGAATATATAAATCAGATTAATTCTTCTAGTTCAAAGAAGAAAGTAAAGAATTACTCTTTTGAATATAAAGATAAGTTTATAATAGATGATTCTGTTCTAAAAGTATATAATAGGTTTTTAGAGATTAAGAAGTTTAAAAAGTTCTATCCATTAGAAACAGATATGGAAAGAAGTTCTGGGGTATTCGTATATAATAAAGATAAAGAACTAGTGGCATACACCAAGATGGTAAAGTATGACGGTGGTATCGAGAGTCAATTTACTGTATGGGATTATTCTGAGCCAAAAGCTTCTATAGGCAAATATCTAGTAGACTATGAGATAGAAGCAACTAGAGCGCTTGGGCATAAATATCTTTATATCGGGCCGGTATATGGAATGAACTCTATCTATAAAATGAACTTTAGCGGGTTCGAATGGTGGGATGGAGAGAACTGGTCAAAAGATGAGCATGAGTTGTTTAGTATTTTAGAAAGAGATTCTAACATTAATACATTAGAAGAGTTGAGTAATGCATTCATTCAAGATTCACAAGTATGTAAATGATCCTAAGTTCAAGCAGCGTATGGCAGAAAAAGTCAACATAGATAGAAATCATGACGTGCCATACGTTGCTGGTTATTCAAAGGATGGTAAGACTATCTTCGTGGATCGTCATCTATTAAAGATGAAAGACGAGCATGATATTGAGCCTTATCTCTTAGTTCATGAGAAGACAGAGAAAGCGCTTATAGATCTATTTGGATTAGACTATCAGCACGCCCATCATATAGCTATGGAGCAGGAAAAAGAAGCTGTAGCTAAAGGTGGGCTGGAGTGGAGTGCGTACGAGAAGCACTATAATAAGTTCATAAAGGGATGTTCACACGAGAAACTTCAAAAGGTGTCATCCAGTCTTGACATGACACCTTATAAAGATGAGAAAGACTTTAATCTTCTCAGAGATATGGAAAAGCACGAAGTTAAGTAGTAAATATTTCTATTACTCTTGCGACATAATCAGATCTATTTTTAACAAACAGCTGTGGTTCTTCATGATCTACAGCTATCATTATTGCTATCTGTGGAATCGCAATCTTATACATCCATTCGAACATCATAGAATAGACGGTAGTCTGGAGAAAGTAGGACTCGATCCACTCTTCTTTCTTTAGTTTGCGAGACGTCTTAAAGTCTATAACTGAAGGCACCCCGTCGAACTCTGCGATGAGATCGCACCTTCCCGCCGTCTTCAACACTTTAGAATACAGCGGTAGTTCTATACCGAGAAGGTTATCAACATGCTTATCAAGAAGATGTTTAATAGAATGGAAAGCGTCCACACCAGAAGGCATTCCTCCCTTGATATAATCTTCTTCATTGAGTACGTATCTCTCAGCCATGGAGTGGACTGAGGTACCACGTCTAGCCGCTTGTGTGGAAATCTTATTAGCTTGCTCTTCTCCAACTCTCTTCCTCCATTCTAAAAGACCAGTCTTATCGAGCTTTTCACCTAAAACTGTAGTCACCGAACGAAATTTACTTCCGTCCGGTAACACATAGAATCTTCCATTATCAGTGTTCTCTGTAGTTAGACTTACTTCAGGAACTAAGTTATGCTTGAATATCTTTCTGGTACCCATTAATCACCGTATATTTCGCATCCATTCTAGCAGTGGTAATATAATTACCCGGTCTGCTTGGAGATGGTGCTACCCACTGAAGAGCAATAGGACCAATTCCTTTTGCCAAATAATATCTTGCGCCGGTCGTAGTCTTACCCCAAGATTGTTGATAGACTATAGTAAGAATGTCTAGGTATTTATCGCCGTTGCTCAGAGTGAGCTCAGGCAGCCAGGACTCCCATATCACCGTCTGCGTCCCAGTCTGAAAGGCCGGAGGATTACACGACAGCGGATCCATCTTAGGGCGATTCTGATAGAAGTTTCCTATAGTCGCCCACTCACCCCAACCTATAGGTGGGTTCATCACGACCTTTTTGCGGCCGCCAAATAGTCCACCCTTAGGATAATCGTCTCTCCATTCCATTATACCCTGTCCTGGAGTATATCTCATATACCAAGTATCCTGCCACTGCATGACAGAATTGTACTCTACATACAGCATGTCTTTCTTATCATCTGATAATAAGAAGTATGCAACGATGTCGGACATTGATCCATCAACCGCTTTATATGTGAAAGTGCTGATCTTTCCATATTCGGGTGACGGCCAATAAGATGGAACAAAGTACGTGTTACTCATGTTATGATCTTCATCTTATCTTTAAGAATGATGTACTCTTTAACAAGAGCAGATCTGACAATGTCATCTGCATCAAAATCTATTAACTCAAAAGATCTCATTCTCTTTACCACGTGCATGAAGTCTGTTAGACCATTCTTCTCATGCTCTCTAGTAAAGTCAGTCTGTCTAAAGTCGCCACAGAATATAATCTTACAGTTATGGCCAATACGCGTGATGACAGAGTCTAACTCGTGTAGTGTGGCGTTCTGCATCTCATCGACAATGACTATACAGTCATTCAGCGTAATACCTCTGATGAACGAGGTAGATATAAACTCAATTAAACCCTTACTCTTTAAATACTCATAAGAGTCTCCGCGGCCAAACAACTCAGTACATATAGCATAGTATGGGGCTTCATACACTTTGGTCTTCTCTTTAGTATTACCTGGAAGAAAACCCATGTCTCTAGTTGGAACAACAGTACGAACTATAACTATCTTTTTATAGAGTTCAGAACCGCTTAATATCTGTTTAAGAGAAAGGTACATAGATAAGAAAGATTTACCGGTACCAGCAATCCCATGTAGCATGAGATTCTTTTCGTCTTCAAACGCGTTAAACGTCAATCTTTGATTGTCAGTTAGCGGTTCTATGTTTTTAAGTCTATAGTTTAACTTTTCTTGATAGTTGTCTTTTTGTTGATGATGATCGTTTCCTTGTCTAAGAAGTCTCTTTTCCCTGCGCGTTAATCTTCTTGTTCTTGGTTCGTCTTCCATTACTGCCCTTACTAAAACGTATTCACGGTGCTCCTTGTAAAACCTTTAGAATGCTCTTTCTTAATATTTTTAAGCAAGTCACGGAAACCCGCGTCGGGTTTTGCCATACCTCTGCCAGAAGAGATCAAAGGAGCTCCGTTTACTAGTTGAGTGACATTTGGATTTTCATCCAAATACGTATCAAGTGCGGAGATCGACATGAACTCCTCATACTCTTCACCGGTGTCATTGTTTAGAAACTTGTAAGTAGGCATTTAAACGCTCGTCGAGTCTAGATATGGTTTCTTTATAGAAGTCGCGTCGAGCGGCTTCTTCTTAGCCATGTGAGAATTCTTTCCCATCGTGCCAACGACCATAGGTGCGCCGTTGATGAGAACTTGAACGTGAGGGTACTTCTCGATCTTTGCTTCCATCTCAGAGATCGTCATGAACTCTTCCCACTCTTCTTGTGTCTGTGTGTTAAGTAGTCTGTAAATAGGCATTACTTTTCAAACCAATCTTTGTCGTATTCTTCGTTGTAATCGTCTTCAGCTTCTAGAAGCTCATCGATGTTCTTAGTGCGAAGAGCGTGCTCTACTCTTTTTTCTTTTCTCTTTACGAGATACGCACTCGTCGAATGATTAAACTCTTCATTCTCGCTGAAGTCATTCTTTCTAAATTTCTTCAAAGTCGATTTACTCATTGATTAACCCCGGTAGTCCTTCTTTTACATGTTGAAGTGTGATACCGTTGAACGGCATCTTCTTGTCTTTAATAGCACATAATAGTTTTGCGTCGTTTGGATCTACTCTCTCAAGTAGCTCGATAAACATAGTCTCACGCTTGTTCTGGTTGAGCGTGTCATGAAAGCCTTTAATATAGTAGCGAAGTTTTTCACACTCTTTGATTAGAACGTGTTGCTGGTCTACGAGGTCGTTTGGCTTGTATGGAGGCTCACCGGGAGGAAGAAGCCACTCGACACTTGGATCGAACGCGCCCTGTAGAATAATACGTAAGGGTAAACTATCATTGTGTTTAATCGCGTCGATCTTCTCTTGTGTTCTTTTTAATTTTGACACTTTCTCGAGAAATTCATATAGACTAATTACCATCTAACTCTCCTTAAAATTCACTGATGTATTCAGCTAGGTTCTTTAGCTTGTTGACTATAAAATAATTCATTAGTTTTGAGCGATCTTTACCGACCTGCTCATTGTACTGATTCAATACTTTTTCTTTGATTTCGTTTGGGATGTAACTTAGATCGATAAGTTGTCTATTACGACAGAAGTTGCGATATGTTTTCTCGTCGTAGTCTTTTCCCGGAATACTATTTAATAGCTGCTCCATCTTTTTAGCGGTCATTGGTTTCTGCCTCGTACCGACGACAAAACAGTTATCGTCTGAGAGTACGTTTGGAACACCATCGCCAGCATCACCCTTCATGATATGCTCACTTAAGAACCTATCCGGATCATTATGGCTAATGACTTTCTTTCTGACTGGATCATATTGACTAACATTAGCAAACTTATGAAGCTGTATAAAATCTTTATCTCCTGATAGGATGAGGATCTTCATACCGGTATTTATATTCTGACCAAATTCAGCCACGAGAGTGCCAATAATGTCGTCAGCCTCAGCAGACTCAACGTCTATTACCCTATAAGGAAAGAACTCTTTGAGCTCAGCCCTGATCTTGTTCATGCACTCGAAGATATCTTTCCAGTTTAATTCTGACTCGGCTATGGCTTTCTTACGGTTAGCCTTGTAGTATGGAAACAGCTGCTTGCGCCAGTAGTTGGTGTTGTCACACGCTATTACCAGTTCTCCATACTCTGCTGAGAACTTCTGCTTATACGAGCGTATGGAGTTTAGTACCATATGTCTAACCATCGCCTCTTCCACGTGGGCATTTAGATGGTTACCAAGCTGAACCATAAGATTGGACAGCATCACCTGATTCAAATCGACGATAATCACTTTATTCCTCGCTTTTGTGTTCTTTCAGATCTATAGTTATACTATCTGCTATCTTAAGAGCACCCTCTTCATCCGCATCGTCTAAGAATATATTTTCAGTTATTTTCTGAAACGGATGATATATATCATAGTGTTTACACAACATCGATCGTAGAGCCTCTACGAAGAAAGCCCCGTCCTTGATATCTGTCTCTAGATCTTCTTCGTCTGGATAAAACCCAGCGATGTCCAGATGAGTAAAGATAATTGGAATGATGGTGGCGATGGTCTCTTGAATGTGATAGAGATTCATCTGCTCGACGTTGTGGTCGATCTCATCTATAGAGATCATCCTACTTAGATTCTTATTTTCTTTTGGAAAGAGGATTACATTGTTGCTCATGATTATATTATACCATATTTTCCATTAATTGTAAATTATATTTATAGTCTTTCATAGTTTCTTACGTCGTCTACGACTTTGATATTAGTTACTAGTGCTAGTAGATCTGTGTGAGAGAAGTTTAACTCTGTAGTGTGAAATACATATGCTGGGTGTATAATAAAAGTACCAGCATATGGTCTTATAGCGTGTAACATGTTGTGATTAAGATATCTACTACGCTGTGGTATAGGATCTAAGAGATGGAGACGGTTTCCTGCCATCTTTTGATGTGTTTTTTCACCTTCTTTAGTAAGGCATTCTCCTACTTGCACGAACAGAACTGCTACGTAGTCCACTGATCTATGTGTATGTGGTTTAGAATACTGTAAATGCTTAAACTTTCTTAAATTAGTAATTGCTTCAAACACTATTTTTTCTGGATCAAAGAATCCTTCAGATTTAGCCATCTCTAGCATGCGATCTTTTAGCATCTTCTTAAATAGTTGACAAGAAGGACGAGGATCGGACAATAGATTATAAGAAGTTTCTGGATTTTTACGCATCTCTTTTGGTAGATGCGCCTCAGGGTGAAGAGATTCATACTCTTCGCCAATATCTATTATATCCTTTATAAATTCAGGTGTAACTTCTGCAGCGTATTTTTCGTAAAGAAGATTAGTTTCCCATAGATTTCTAATCATAGTTTTAAGCTCTTTAAATCCTTTACTGTAAACTGCTTTCTCATATACTGAGCCATGGCATGCATTAGGATCTGATGACAGTCTTCAACGACGCCATAGTTATTAGACTTAACATGAACTATATGATCTGCAAGATTTCTTCTTAGAATCTGACCGCCATCAAATCCGACGAACGCGATGGTGGTATACTCTTCATACTTTGCCTGCTCTAGAGCTTTAATGATGTTCGGAGAGCTACCTGAAGAAGTAATAGCAACTACCGTGGCTAGGTCTGACTGGTGATACTCGATCTGCTTAGAGAACACCTGCTCATAACTCATATCGTTAGCGATCGCGGTCATTAGAGCCATGTTGCTTGCTAGATTAGTGACGTTTGGCCAGATGTACGTGTCTTCACCGACGCCCTTAGTATGGTCGCACGACCAGTGTTCTGCGATAGCCGCTGATCCACCGTTACCGATTGTGAGGATTTGTTTTCTTTGTTTAGCGCATTCTACGATGTGGTCTGTTACAGTTTTTAATACGACTTCATCGACCGTATCGAGAGCCTCGTCAATCATCTTCTGATATTCTTTAAACATCAAATAGTCTCCAGAGTAGATCCATGTTTGGCAAACCTGAACTTAAATCTCTCGTGCTGCTTCATAGCTTCATTCACTCTATTCTTGTATTTATCAGGAACATAGACTAGCAAGTATCCACCTCCACCTGCGCCTAGAATCTTTCCACCAAGCGCGCCGTTACGCATGGCTTTGTCATACATCTCATCGATATGCGGATTACTTACGTTATCTGACAACTTCTTCTTTATCTGCCAGCCCTGATCAAGTAGACTTCCAAAGTCATCTATCTTCTTCTTTTGCAGCAGTTTAACAGACGTCTTAGCTAGTTCTACCATAGACTTCGTCTGCTCTATATTGACGTTGTTCTTTAAGTTTTCAACCTGTTTTGTTAAAACAGAAGAAGCTTGTCTGTTTATGCCGGTGTTAAAAGCTAGTAGATTACTATCGAGCTCATACATGGCGCTTGGATCGATATCTACAGGCTTAATTCTAGTCTCATTGCCGTGGAAGTATATCGTATTAAACCCGCCATAAGCAGCCGCATACTGATCCTGCTTGCCGATTGGTTCATTGCATCTTACTATCTCGATGTACGAAGCAAGTTCAGCGAGCTCTTTGTGATCTATGTTCTTGTTGTGTATGATTCTATAGACAGCGTTTATTAGTCCTACAGTAAATGTGGACGAAGACCCTAGTCCCGTTCCTTTGGTGGGAACGTCTGAGAACGACGCTATCTCAATGTTTGATGGGAATTCAAAATGTTTAAGAGTCTCTCTGACCCTGTCGTGTTTAACGTCTTCTAATTTATCGGTCTGCTCTAGTACCGAATAGATGACCCTGATATGATTTGCGACACAGCGATTAACAGCCAGATATATGTAGCTATTAATCGCTGTAGATACGACCATTCCCTCGTTGTTCTCATAGAACTGTGGAATGTCAGAACCTCCTCCAAAGAAGGAGATTCTGAGTGGTGTTTTTGTTACGATCATGTTCTATACGTAAACATCTCTGATGGGGTCTTTCTAGACTCTGCGGTAGGATACTGTTCTCTCAGCTCAAGCATGAGTGACTCCCACTGCGCGCTTATCTTCTTTAGATTGAATCGCGTATCAGCATATGCCTTAACAAACTTCATATAGTTCTGAAGATCAGGGTTATTCACCTCCTGAATAGCCTTGTCAAGGTACTTATAAAACGTCTGTGCGTGCTCTTCTGGCTTCTGACTAAACTGATACATGAACGTCGTACCACCAGAAGTATCAGGAAGCGCGGCTAGGTTTGGATGAACTGCAAGTAGTCCAGCAGACATCGATTCAATTAGTACCCTACAAGACGTCTCAGGCCATACGCACGGGTAGGCAAGAATATGCGCTTTCTGAATATGCTCTTTAAGCTTCTCCTGCGGGGCAAAGCCGTGGTATGTCATATTTGGATGGTTGCGAATTTTGTCGTACAGGGGTTCAAAGTGCTGATCTGCCTCGTCCCAGCCGTAGATCTTAAAACTAGAGAACACGTCAAGATGAACGTTCTTGTGCTTCTGCGCTAGCGCGTCTACTACAGGAATCAACAGTTCTAGACCGCGTTGTGGGGTAGAGAAATAGATCAAATTTACTTTATCTGGATCTTTTGCTACGAGCTCAATAGGTTCGACCGGGGTCTCAATGACCTGAACCTTTGAGTCTAGCGGGATACCGAGTCTATTATTAAACTCCTGAAGCTGCCAGTTAGAGCTGAACACCATCTTATGAAAACGATTTCTGCTGTTTTCTTCTTTAAAGTGCGCGCACTCAGGATCGTGAGCGAGGTCGTGAGCCCAATAGATTCTAATCTTATCTTCTTCTAGATCTCTAATACGAGAAGGCACGATCTGAAATTCTTTTCCTAGCTCTTCAGGAATATACTTACCGATGCTTCTCTTTGTAATCTCAGTGCCGCCGTGAGACTTAGCAGAGATTTCATTTTCTTCAACGAACGCCATTCTTAAACTCCATTTCAATTATAGCAACTGCGGCGGCTAAATCCGACGCGACATGATAAGGTTCACTCATATCTATATATTCTTCTGGTGGATCATACGCGTGTTCGTTACCGACTAGTATTGTCGTCAGCATACACTTGTTTCCTGGAACGATGTCTTTCCATCTATCACCGATCATATAACTACCCTGAGAATTGATCTCATAGATGCGCATGAGTGAGTCGATCATACCCGTGTTTGGCTTATAAAGATTAGTATCTTTCTTAAGCGCGTATAACACGTGATTCACACCTAGTTCTTCTTCAAGATATTCGCAGATAGAGTCAAGCTCTACTATAAACATCTCACCGTCTAATACGCCAGGCTGATTTGTCACTACGAACACAGAAAAGCCCATGTCTTTTAATCGTGTAATCGATTCTTTGACATGTGGATATAGTCTATCTTTAAATTCAGCGAGCGTCCATGGTGAAGTCATTCTGCCGTCTGATCTTAGCACTAGACTATTGATTACACCATCTTTATCTAAAAATACGGCTTTGCACATCTGTTTCTCAGTTCTGTAGTTGAATAGCTGTGGTATCTGTCTAAGAATACTATATCGATATTTCTAATTTTACAGATATCTATGCCAGTTATTGGTTTATTCCTATCAGAATAGTCAGCGCCAATAAACCTCTTTTGAAGATCTAGCAAAGATAATATATTGACTAGATCTTTTTCTGTGTCATATGGGATAATATTATCCACACACTTGAGTGCGCTAAGCTGAACATATCTCTCAAATACAGTCTGAGAGGGCTTGTTCTTTGAGTAGGGTCTATCTACAGTCGGATCAGTATGTAGACCAACATTAAGCCAGTCACAATTATCTCTTGCTTCTGTAAGCATGGCGATGTGACCTACGTGTAGAAGATCAAACGCCCCAAAAGTTATACCTACTATCATGTTTATCTTTCTAGTAGTTATCTATCACCTGTACGTATTCTACAGAATCGACGCGAAACGATCTCCAACCTGCGTTCTGCAGATCCCATACCGCAAGTACGTCTTTATTCTGCGTATGAAAATCTTTCACCTTTGGCGCTTCTGAGTTCGTATAAGACTCAGGAAGCACGTCCGGACGAAGCGAGCATCTCATAGCTCTCTTCTCACCATTCACTTTAGTAAAATAGACCTCACACACGTTTTCAGTGAGATCGTTTAAGAGTACGTCGCGATCATATTTAACAGTCATTTTAAGCTCCAAAATAGTCTTCAACTAGAAGCTTGCGATTGTCTAGTCTCTCTTCGGTGATGCACTTGAACAGCTGCTCATAGCCACCGATATTCATACCATCGATGACGATCACCGGGAAAGTCTTAGCTTCTGGAAACTTTGATAGAAGAATCTCTCGAGTAAAGTCTTCATTAAGCTTGTACTCAAAGAAATCTTTACCGTGTGTGTTTAACAGCTGCTTAGCCTTCACACAGTTAGGACAACCGTCTTTTGAATAGATCTCAATAGCCATTGAAATACGCCTCCCAATACTCTCTAATGGACGTGATCAACTTAGGATCATATCCCTTCGAAGCCATATCATTCTCTACTAAAATTTCTAGATCACTCTTCCACATATATTTCTCCATATTTAGACCTGTATTTATATTATCACACTCGATATCAGATGTCAACAAAAAAATACTTGATTATTCCGATCCCATATATTATAGTTATGAATATCTGAATTACTATAAGAGACCACTTTTTCCAGTGCACGCCCATGATAAACCACAGTAGGTTTCCAACCAGGCTGATATAGATGTTGAGCGGAAAGATATTAAAAGACGTAAGAGCTACGCCGGCGACTAGTGTTACAGTCGCCAGCCATTCTATAACGACAAATATCTTACTTGATCTTTCTGACATAAGATGCCTTCACATTTCCTTTTCGAAGGGTCTCAAATCCATTAATGAAGAGATAGTCTCTCTCAATCATATCGTGGTCGTACATCCAGATATCGTCAAACACATAGACTGACCCTACCGGTGACTTTGGCAAGAAATAATTTAGCTCATCGATCACAGCCTGATTGGTGTGGGGACCGTCATAGAAGACGAACGCGAACTTATCTTCTAACTTCTTTTCTTCGTCATACACTGGAACACCGTCCGGATAGCGAGCAAAAAACTCAGTATCTTCAAGACAGAAGAAAGTAAAGTTAAGTCCTTTAGAGAAACCATAGTAGTATAGAGATGGAATTACTCTATTTCGCATCGTGTTTGTGTAATCAAACTTCGTTGAAAATGAAACATCTTTAGACATCGGATCACCTTCTACCTGATGTTTACCAGGATAGTGAATAGATGCATTGATGTTTGTGATCTCGAGATCGATGTTTCCATATGGATCGATACAGAACATCGATCGGTTAGTATCACCGCTGTGCTCTAAACAGTCCATGACCATTCTGGCCGATCCGCCGCGGCGAGTACCGATCTCAACTACAGCGCCCTCAACACCTTTGATAACAGGAACTGCGTCTACTAGAATCTCATACTCGGTACTGTCAGTATTAAAAACTTCATCAGGATTAAATCTAATCACGGTCATTTTGTTCTCCACTTAGTAAAAATCAACGATCTCGTCAGCTATTCCAAACTTGATTGCTTCTTTTGGTGTTAACCAGACGTCTTCTGCTGGCAGTAAATATTTCTTTATATTAGCTTCTGTCTGACCAGTACAACGCTTATAGTGTTCTACAATCCTTTGACTGGTATTATTGAACTCTTTAACTTGAGCCATTAATTCGTGTTCTTTGCCAATAGAACCCCAAGAAAACTGGTGCGATAAGATCGCAGTGTTTCTTGTAATATATCTATGTCCTTTAGCGCCGGCTATGAACGTCAACAGACCGCACGACGCGATCTCACCTAGTCCATATGTGTATATAGGTATTCTAGAACCCTTCATCGTATCGATGAGTGCGAACGCAGAAGGAACTTCACCGCCAGGAGAATTGATGATCATTTTAATCTGTTTTGGTCTATCTTTTCTCATCAAATTTCTAGCAAGTATATATTTTAAAGCGTCTCCAGTTGAAGAAGCGTCAAACGTAGAATTAAAAAGATAGTAATGAAAGTCTTCGATGTCTGGAATTTCTGATTTTTCTTTTTCTTTGTCTAGACTCACGTATCTTCTCCATTGTCGGGTGAAAAGGGAGGCACGGACATTGCCTCCCTAGTTGTTTATTTCTGAATATGAATGTGGTCGTAATGACCAGGCACTCTCCAGAGAACCGTGTAACCAGCAGCTCTTGCTTCAGCCGCTAGCTGATCAAATCTATGCGCATATTGTGAACTGGCTTCACGCACGCCACGGCCGACATTAATATCGATCGCATTACCGGAGTAGTGCGCCGAATGATGTGCGTGTACGTGATGAACTCCACCAAAAGACGGATGTTCAGATACGCGGAAGCCTCTATGCTGCAGTTCGTATCCGTATGCTACAAGCGAACCTGAAGCATGTCCGAAACCATACTGCTCTTCTTCGTGTTGTTGATAAGCACGTGCTTGTTTTCTTGTGCGAAATTTAACACGTGGACTAACGGACCACTCTTCTCCATTCGATGAAGTGCCACCGAGTAGCTCGGCGAACGGGTTCTCATAAGTCTCTTCTAAGTTTGTTGAATACTGAGTATTCTTGCTGTGACTGACTCTTGCTTCTGCAGTTTCGCTTATCGCGAAAACCATAGTAGCTACAGTCGCAGCTAGGATAATCTTCTTCATATATTTACCTTTCTTTTATGCGTAACCGACTAAGTCACTGCACTTGCATATGTAATCGTGCTGTTCCATGGGATTTAAAGCCGAGAGCATTGGCTACGTTTTGATTTACGTCGAGTGTTCTACCTCTGACGAATGGCCCTCTATCGGTTACGACGGCTGTTACTGTCCTTCCGTTGGCGGGATTGGTAATCAATACCCTAGTACCAAACGGAAGAGTTCTATGAGCTACACCATAGGTGGCTCTCATACCCGAAGCTGTCCGTCCACTTCGGTCATTATACCACGAGGCGTTATGACGCCCAGTGGAATAGATATTTATATGTTTAGAGTGTTTACCTTGACTCACCTGTTCTATCTGAGATCCTCCAAATAGATCATCTACAAATCCGGCCTGAGCGGTATTCCACGTACCAAACACAAGCGCCATTATAAAAATCACGTATTTCATATTATAGCCTTTCAGATATTGGTACTCCTGACAGGACTCGAACCTGTAACCGCGCTGTTATGAGCAGCGAGAACTGACCAATTGTTCTACAGGAGTATTAGATGAAGTTAAAGTTTAACACCACTTTTCTGTTGGTGTAGGTCGGTGAGCTACTAGAATGATACTGATGCCCATTAAAGAAGATTGAAGAGTTTTCTTTTGGTGATACCCTAGTAAACTCTGTGACATTATTTTTTAATACTTCTTGTAGGTAGAAATCAGCCGGCTGACCGTCGTCCGGATTATAAAACTCATTATACAGTATGGTATCACCATCATTGTTGTTAAAATATAGCAGCCCAGTCATATGTCTATCATCCATGTCTACGTGTGGTGGATGAATATGGCCAATAGGATTAATCTGCAGCATAGTCAATCTAATTCTAAGAATAGCGTTGACTTTATATCCGGCGGTATCAGCCAGATGCAGAATACACGCTTCCGCTAAGTTTGTAATTTGAGAATTACTTCTTCCATCAAAGTAAGCTAGGTGATAGAAGCTGTAGCTAAACTTATCCTCATTAGACCTATACGTGGTCTCATTATAAAACCAAGGAAAGTTTCTATCAAATACTTCATTCTTGAATCTGTCAAATAGCTGTCTTGGCAGAGCGTTTTCACGTTGAATCATCATATAACCTATTAATTGACTATTTGCGTATTATACACTACTTCTTTAGAAATGTCAAATGATTCTTTCTCACTTTACACATTATCCAAGAGTTATACCAGTCATCTGACTCTAACACGCTATTTTCGAACTGGTATTTTGCCTCGAAGTATGTCATCTCACCCTTAGAAGAGCAGAACCTTATAATTTCTCTACTAAAATTATGTTTTCCTAGTAGGTTGACGTCTTCATTTAATTTATCGTTAGAGCCGTAGTATTCTTTCCAGTCAGACTCTACCTTGTACCTCTTCTTCTTGCCTTTTATCTGTTTAGTCTTGGCGAAGTAGAAGTTCTTTTTGCCGATATATTTGCGTTTGGTGCGGAGATTTTCTATTATATAGACGAATCCAATAAACTTTTCGGGTATATTCTCCAATACTTTTTCTTCATAAAACCAAGTCATAAGATATCCTAAAATATAAATAAAACGTAGATCGCAGAGCGGGAACTCTCATCTACTCTAACCCTGCATGGAGGATCAGCATATGATTATTTATATTCCATATACCTATCTTATTGGATGGTCAAAATACAATATATGGTATTATGGCGTAAGATACGCCAAAGGATGTCAACCCTCAGATTTATGGACATCTTATTTCACTTCTTCAAAACTTGTTAAAAAGGCTCGATCAGAATATGGCGAGCCTGATATTATCCAAATCCGTAAAACTTTTACAAACGAAAACAACGCCAGAATATGGGAAACTAAAGTTCTTCGAAGATTGAAAGTTGTTTTAAGAGAAGATTTTATAAATCAAACAGATAATATCGCAATTTCCATACAATCTGCTTCAGTTCCAAAACCTGGAACTTCTACCGCCATGATCGGGAATCATAATGCTTCTGGTAACAAAGGCAAAAAACAATCAAAAGATCATATAATAAAAAGGACCAGTAAATTAAAAGGAAGAATTTTCTCTCAAGAAACTATAGAAAAAATGAGATTAGCCAAAATTGGCAAAAAACAATCTATAGAAAGTAATTTAAAAAGATCAAAAGCTCTAACTGGTAAAAAACGTGGCCCTTATAAGAAAAAGGATTAATCCATGACATCCCGAATCTCCTTCGGGATATTTATCACTCATCAAAGTCGAGTTCTTCTTGGTCGATGTCTTCGTAGTAACCTACCAACCCACATATGTTCGAAATAAATTCATGGATGTCTGATATGTCTATACCATCTAGCTCGTCATCGTCTTCTGTGATCTTATTATCTCTAATAAATTCTCTACAGAGATCAAACAGTTCTGCGTCTACCTTCATTTGTTCTTCTCCTTATTAAGATAGTCCGAGCACTGTTCTTCCATGTCGTCAAACTTTCCACAATACGTCTTGATCCAGTCTGTCTTAATCATTTCTTGTGCTTCGTCTACAGTGATGATACCGTCACAGATCTCACGATGCAGTCTATTCTCTAGCTTATCTTTAACGTGGGCGTTCCACGGCTTGGTCTCATAAGACTGCGGCCATAGATTCTTAATATCGTTAGAACCGCCGAGTTCTAGCGAGATGAGATGATCAATCTCAAACTTCTCTCTAGTGCGATCTAGATGATACAAGTCGAAAGCCTGCTGCTTAGTTCTACTCGAAACGTTTCTTACAGATCCAGAATAGCCAGAAAGACAGATGTTCTCTCTAGTTCCTCTTGGATCCGCAACTCCAGGAGTCATCACTGGATTAGGTAGAATAGGCGATACTACTATTGGATCGCCAAAAGCAGTACCACACGATAAGAAAGCAAATAAGACTGCGAATTTAAATCTATTAATCATTCTTTTTCTCTTCTATTAATTGTTTTATATCCACCACCATTTCATTCTCTATAAGGTTGATACAAATCGTTGTTATTTCAATATCTTTTCTTATAAAGAACATCTTTTGATTTAGGATCTCCAGCTGTTCTTTATAATATGCTAGCTCTTTTTCTTTTCTAGCCTTAGTCTCATAGATATCAGTGAGTAGGATTATCTTACTATTCCCTGTCATGTTCCTTTTTCATTTTCCTATAGACAGCAGCGCCATACGCCTCTTCATAGAAGTCTTCTAGGCAGCCTGGATCTTGTATCTTAACTTCTTTAGAAGAGGCGATCTTAATGTCGGACACAGCTGTTCTATACCCTTCTTCGTATCCAGCTTTATAGCCGTTGTTCCAGTCGTCGTTCATATCTCACAACTCCCAGCTGTGCACGCTAGCGTCTGCGCCCCTTCAACTTGATCAGTCAACTCGATTAGAGAGTCCCAGTCGACCGTTGTTGGGATATTTATAATAGCAGCTTCGTATTCTTCTTTAGTGATAGTCTCGTATGGAGCCTGTCTATAAGTGCCGCCGTCGTATGGAAGGAACGACACGCCAGACATCTCCTCAAAGTGATCGTATACCCAAGCGCCGACTCTTGGCCACTCTTCCTCTTTCACGTTGATGGTGACGGAAGGCTTGTGCTCACACCAGTGACGCTGGTACTTCAACCAGAGCTCTAGATGCTTAATGGCGTCTACTTCTTCTCTTACTATTGAGCCTTCTGGTAGTTTCATTGGAAACGAAAAGACAGTAGTAGAGTGAGGCTTAGTAACATCAGGCTCATGAGGAACGCCAGCATCGATAAGATGTTTAGTAAGGGGATCTTTGTTGTCAGACCGTACGCGACGAATATAATAGCGGTCGTGACCTGGATGAATACCGGAAGGACTAAGAACAAGTTGGCTAACAGTTCCGGATGGTTTAACACAGGTGATAGCAGTTGACTGATTGATTCCAAGTTTCTCACTCCATTCTTTATTCGCGTCGATAGCGACCTGCTTCAACTTCTCAAGACGAGCCGGTAGATCCGGATCTTCAGGATCGTTCATAAGAGGTGAGTCGTAGATGCCTGTAAACGACACGCCTAACAGTCTCTCTTCTTCAGTATTCTTCTGCCATATCTTGCGAAGATACGGAAAGTCGGTCATCGTCGATTGAAACGTTCCCAATACTGCCGCGACTCTAATCTTTCTTGCAAGAGTTCTTTCAGTGTCATCAGCTCTGATAACGACTTCCGTGAGATTGCAGAATTGATAAGGTCTGAGGATAATCTCTGAACAGGGGTTAGTTCCGAATTCAAACGATGGATCTCTGCGGCCGTTCTTTTTAGCGACACGTTGCGATGCAGCACGGCTAAATATGCCTCTTTCTCCTGACTTGGACTCGTAGATTGATAGCCACTCTTGCATGAACTGTCCGACTTCGGGCTTCTCTGTGTAAACTGCTGAATTATTTGAAAGAGCTCTTTGAACATTTGCTTCCCACCATTGACCTGCTTTTGCATGACGCATTCTATCGTCAGAAAGATTAGAGAGTGAAATCATGGCGGAACGACGCACGCCACCGACGACTACCACCTCGCCGATCTTACACATGATATCGTGACACTCTAGCGAAGTCAACTTGCGGCCATGAGCGTTCTTAAATATGCGAACGATAAACTTGAACAGCTCGTTAAGTGGTTCTGGACCAGAAGAGCGTCCGCCGAACGTCTTAAGAACGGACCCGGCAGGACGAAGTTTAGACACGTCCCACTTTGGGATCTCACCGGTATACAACAGTGCGATCAACATACGCAGCGCCTTTGCCCAACCCTCTTTAGAGTCTCTAACTGTGATTAGTGTGTCACAGTCGTATAGTTGTTCTGGAATTTCCGGTAATTTATTAACGTACTGACGCTCAACTGAGAAGCCAACACCGGTGCCGTTCATAAGAATACACATGGCCTCATCGAACGCTTTAGGGTCGTCAATAGGTAGGTATGAACAGTTGTAGCCGGCGACATTGTCGCGATCTAGAGCCTTACCCGCCGTCATAAGTGCGCGCATAGACGGCATCACTTCAAGATTAAAAATAGCGTTGAATACTTCTTTCTTTAGAGACGCGTCGTCGACACCTACCTTGTCGAACATGTAGTCGACGTAGCGCTGGACTGTCTCTTGCCAATGTTCTCTACGATTTAATTCTGGAAGATATCTTGCGTATCTGGACTTGTGAATATATTGCTGGTAAACGTTCATTGACATTCTTCTATCCTTCGTACTTAAATTCGTTGTAATTATTTCTTCACATCTTTTAATGACGGAAATTCTTTAACTAATTGACTCCAAGCGCTACTAGCTACTTCGCGATGTTCTTTCTGAGTTCCTTCTGACATTCTTATATCGCAGTAGTGTATCCAAGATCTAAGCGTGCCATTCATATACATTCTAGAAATAGTCAAACCTTCTGGTAATACCGCTCTTGCCTGTTCTTTTGCAATACCGTTTGCTATTGCCCACTTATAGCCAAGAATACATTCGTGAATCAACTGCTCTTGTTTTACCTTCCAGTCTCTATGTAACTCTTTATCTCCAGTTTCAATAGAATTTTGTCTATTCTTTGTATCTTGCAGACGCGCTTCTCTAATACCAAAACCTAAATCTGAAGTTGGATCGGCGTAGCGCTGACTGAATTCTTGAAATGTAAATGAGCGATGTCTGAGAATCTGGCGAGCGATGTCGCGTGTGGTATTTATCTCCATGACTATATTGACCATCTCAAATGGAGACCAGTGCTTATTTTTAACAAGATACTTTAGTAGCTTATCAGCAGTGAGATGGTTGTTCTGGTTAGACGGGTTAGACACCCTAGCGACGTATGCGACGAACTCATCGACCGTCAGGGCTCTCTGTCTATTGTAGAACCATTTAGAATACTCTGTCTCATATAACTTAGGCTGTGTAACAGCGACGATCTTAGCGTCATTCATGCGATGTTCCTTTATAATTTAAATATGTCTAGCTCGGCCGTATCTTTATCTATAAGGAAAGAGACCATAGAGTATCTCACAGTATGCTCAGGCCACTCGTCTGGATAGAAGTTCGGCGCGTGAAAGTTTCTACCACAGTACACCACTGCGCTGTTGTACTCACTCGGCAGAGCCCCGTATCGCTCCCAGTGTTCGCTGTCTCTTATGCCGGTCCACGGCACGTCGGTAAACTGGTCGTACTTTAGCAGCTTGTGAAGCAGCGTGTAGTCGTCTTCAGGAATGCTAGCCGAGTCAAAGTACTCTCTGTCTTCTACCTTAAATTTATACAGTCCTGTACCGCAGTCCGGCATGTCTTTAGTCAACCATAGATTGGCCACGTAGTGCAGCGGGTCGTAGTGCGGCATGTCCTTGGCTAGCATTCCCTTATAGAATATGTTCGTGCTGTTTATCCACTCATAGGACTTAATGACCGAGGTGTCTCCGGTCATCACTCGATAGGCTCTAGTCCACAGCGCAGTCAGAAGACTAAAGTCAAAGAAGTTTAAATTCTGTCTAAACCCTGGATTCATGAAGCGAACTGAGCCGCCGTACGCGGGATATCGCTTGAGGATGTTGATGAACATCTCTGGATTCTGAAGTACGTTCTTGATGACGCAGTACTTCATCCTACTGACTGGATGCTCCATATATGAGAAGTGTATGTTAGGACTTATCTTAAACGCCTCCACCATGCTCATCCTGTCGATGGCTGCGGAGAAACCGTTTAGATTAAGTAGGTCTAACTCATTCATCAATTATCTCATAGGTCTGATCGAATATCGCAGGAGCGCACGGATAGAACTCGCCGGCTACACCCTTGATTATGTAGTCGTGGAGTCGCGCGGTCATGACTCCCTCTAGCGTCATAATCTGTATATATGGCTCAAAGTTATCGTCGCGCTTGATGAGCAGACCCTTACACCACTTTGCTACAAAATCATAGTTCTCTATAGTGAGTCTATGAGCCTCGATCTCTACCGGTTTCTTTCGCGCCCTCATGCCTTACTCCACTTCTGCAGCGCCAACTTGGCTGCCAAATCGCTGTACGTGTTCTGTTTAATTATATGACCGATAAAGTCGGTGCTTAGACCGGCTAGAACCATGTCGTTGACGTCTTTGTGCTCCATGTTATCCGGCCATATGACCACCTTATACCCGTTCATGATCGCCTTGTCTATCTTCTTAAACGTCTCTCTAGATCTAGGCTCGTTGTCATAAACTATCACCAGCTGAGATCGATCAAACCCGCGAACTGCAGATATAAGATCGCCACCTGCAGTTGCAATACTATTGTCAACAAACATAGAGTCGATCGGACCTTCCAAGACAGGAATGAGTCTTGCACGATCAACATTGTCGAGACCGAAGACTTTAGGTACGTCATCGCGCAGTACAATTGTAATGTACTTAACGTGTGAGTTCTTTTTAAGAGATCTTCCTTGGAAGGCATGCACGGTCTTATTAACGTCCAGAAAAGGTATAAGAAGACGCGTCTCATCGTGAGCCAGAGACTCAGCTGAAAACTTGTCGGGAAGAAGAGTATTGACATAGTGCATAAAATTAGGACAGCAGAAAAGTCTTGCATGGTAGGCATTAGGTATCTTTCTAGATTCAACAAACTTTTTCATCGGATGATCAGCGGAAAGCTGAGACACCTTCTTTAAACCCTTCAAAGGACCCGATGACATGAACACCGGTTTCTTCATCTTTTCTACAAACTTCTCGTACTCGTCCTGCTCTTTAGTCTTAGTGCCGGCCAGTCGCTCGAGTCTAAAGTCGTTGTACAGGACCTGATCTACCGCCTTGATGAAATTCGGCACAGACAGGGTTATAGAGCAGTTGTGGCAGTAGTATACGGACTTTCCCTGTTTCTCGATTATGAAACCACGAGCCTTACTGCTTACCCTCTTTGAGTCTCCGCAGATAGGACATGAAAAGTTATACATACTTCCGGACTTCCTCTTGAAGTTCCGTAAGCGACTGCTCAACAACCCTATGTACTTATGTTCTAACCAATCCATAATATATCCTAGTATTAATGTGTCATAGACTATTATACTAGGATTTTATAAATCTGTAAACAAAAATTAATGTAAGTTGAGGATTCTTAGTATGCTAGGACCATAAGCCATTATAAACGCAACGACTGCCAGACCACCACCGTACTTCCACATGATCTTTTCCATGTCGGCTATCTTCTCAGATAGGCGCTCGGTCTGCTCTACGTTCTGCTGCTTTATGGTCTCTAATTTGTCGTTGATTGTTTCGAAGCGAAGTTCTAACTCTTCCCTTCTTCTCTCAGCTGATATCTCTACGTTATTCAGCTGCTTTTCTTGGTGATTGAGCCTCTGGTCGTGGACTGCAATCATCTTGCTGAGATCTGAAGATATGCTCGTGAGTCGATCTACGACTTCCTCGAGTCTATCCTGTCTTCTCTCGTAAGTAGAATAATTCTCTGGCATTAGTGACTACCTCTTGTCTGATTTTCTGTCGTTCTTATAGTCACTACCTATAATGTCTCTCAGACCCTTTACTTTATTTATAATAGGCTTTCTCTTTAACATTGGTTTTAATAGTGGATCAAATCCTTGTATAGGACCGGAACTAGACGCGCCCATACCTCCAGCACCGACAGCGTTGGCCGCCATGCCGTCTTCCATCATATTCGCCTTAACGGCTTTATCTTTAAAAACATGTGGATATTTAATATCAAACTTTCTCATCAGTCTTCCTGCCATTTCATTGGCATTATCTTCTTTCCATTTATCGCTTCCAGATTTTTGACCACAGTGGATTAGCTCGTGGGCGATGGTTCTCATGATATCTATTGGATGTCTATCGGTCACTCTAACGTATATATCTTTCTTATTAGTGTGGCCAAACGCATCCATCTTGTTCTCAGAACTACCTACAAAATGAATCTTAGGAAGCGCTTTGATGCCGAGCTCTTTAGCTGCAAACTTTATGAATAGATTTAAATGATCCATATTTGCCGGCATCAGACTTTCCTTAGTTTGTCTATTATTACAGAATCCATTTCTATGGCGTCAGTGACAACGACTTCTTCTTCGCCGACGTCGTATATCTTTTCTGCCATTATATTTAATAAGACTAAAAATGGTTTTATATACTTCATCTGCTTGCTGAGCTTTAGGTATAAAATCTTATTTAGTACTTCAGGCCCAAAACAATTATTGAGAACGATGATATGATTCAGGATCAAGCGCTCCTTCAGATCATCGTTCTCAATATATCTAGTTATCAATTTTTTAATATATTTTACTCTGTTTAGATCTTCAACAAACTCTTCAGTGGTATAGTATCTCTTACCATTATAGTGTTGAGCACAGAATACAAGATAGTTATCATTAGTCAACTTTTCATTGTTCATTATATTTTCTTATTTGTTATTAAATACCAATAGCCATCCAGTTCACAGCGGTGTTTGTCGTACTATTAGCCACAAGAGTAATGGCAGTAGAGTTAGCGGTCGTGACTGCAATCGAAGAAGCTGTCGTGTTCGTCGTAGCAGTTACAGAAAACACGTTAGTCGTAAATGCCGCGCCGGTAGCAGTTGCAAACGTCGTAACGTTAGCCGTTGAGTTAACGGCTGCTATGGTTCCCCACTGTAGCATTAGACCGTTTGGAAGTCTTGAGTAACCGTTAGCGAGAGCTGCAGTATGACCCGCTACGTTCGCCGTACCAAGATTGAACGTGTTTGTGGTAATAGTGGCGTTAGCCGCGCTGATCGTGCCGATACCTAAAGACGTACACGCGCTGGAGTTACCAACTACTATCGTTCCTGAACTTCCAGCTGCGACGTTCACGGTGAATGAAGTCGCTGTCATTGTCGAGTTGCCAGTAGGTGAAACTATAGATTCTGCTGTATTATTACCAACTCCGTAGTATGTTGAGTTGCCAGAGTAGAAGTGACTTGAGTTTGAGAACGAATTAACTGTCGTATTACCAATTGTTATCACAGAAGAGTTAACAGTGACACCACCCGTGGCAGAACCGCCGCCGGCACCTGTCTGGATATTAGTATTAACGGATAACGCAGTAGCGTTTAACTGCATCATCTGAGTGACACCGACACCACCGGTGTAGAACGTCATAGTATCACCTGAACCAGCGCTAACACGACCGTTGTTGGTGACATAGTCGACTACGATACCGTCTGTATATGTGCCGTTGAACTGACCAACTGAGTATACGCCGTTCGTGGTCTGAACTAGACCATTAGTGATGAACGTGTTAGTAGTAGTGTTACCAAAATACGCGCTGTTAGCGAGTAGGTTAGCAGAGTGTGTATACACACCGGTGATAGTATAGTTACCGGTAGTAGAAACTACGTTGGCAGCAGGAGTAGAGCCAACGTAGTTAGTGTTGTTAGAGGTGAGCGTTAACACGTTTGCAGTTATAGTAGTCAGCGATATGTAATTCGCTAGATTAGCTGCTAACTGCGTGTTATTAGGATAAGTCGCGTTAATATCTTGATTTATTACCATCAAAGCGGCATTAACGAAACTATTGACAGTAATAGTACAAACAGAGGCGTTGACAGTAGTACACGCCGCGTTGTATAATACCATTATTCGATCTGTATTCGCAACAGTCGTCGTAACTGGTAGTTGTGATACTTTAAGACTATTATCTGTCATTTATATACGCCTTATACGCCTGGGAATAGTGTATTATCAGAAGTAGCATCTGCTACAGTAGCTGGAGTACCATAAGCGGCAGTCTGAGCACCGAGCGAACCGAATGCAACTAGTGTTTCATGGTGAACGCGACCTGCGCGACCACCTGCAGTAACAGTAAAGTAAGTAGTCACAGTATTACCAGCAGCAGTACCGCCGGTAGCATTTGTTACGAACAGGTTTGTTGTTGGAATCGTTGCTAAGTTGAATCCAAAGCCAGGAGTCGTTAGAGTCAAAGAAACGTTACCGCCAGTAGCGTTTGTTGAGATGCTGAACTGCGCATTACCACCTGCGACTGGTGATTTTGCGACTAGAACGTCGTTGTTGTTATAACCAGTTCCTGTGTTTGTATAAACGCCAGAAACAATTGGACCTGTACCAGCGCGGCGTAGGTTCCAACCGCAGTGGGCTCCGTGCTCGACTGAGTTATTTAAGTTGTTGTTTGCCTGCTCTGTAGCTGATACACCAAATACGCCAACAGCCACGCCAGGAATAAATGCGCTTGGTGTTGTGTTGTTGAACATAGCGACGTCTACGTTTGCTCTAGAACCGGCTGACGTGTTACCAAAATGCGCATTAGCTCCATTAACACGAACAGAGGCGACTTCGCCGCCGCCTTTAATCAAAGCCCAAGTTCCAATTGGTGCTCCGTTTGATGATTCAGTCGTAGTAGTGCTATTAGCAGTTACTGACTGATCGTTTCTACCCCATTGTGCCATAATTGTTTTCTCCTTTGAAGTCTTTTTATTCTTATTTATTCATTATCCAAAGTCAGCATGTCGAGTATGTACTGCGACTGCCTAGAAATCTTCTTCTCTTTGCCATCAACGATCAATATGCCTTCACTGACCTTATCTAATTTCGTCTTTGGCACTTGAGAGACCTGTTCAAGTGGTATCAATGGTGGTAGTTCTGGCTCTACAGACTTATTACCACTCGATATAACAGTATTAGCAATTATAGGCATTAGAGCTTCATTCCCTTTGCACTGTCATGCATCTTGTTTACAGCTGAATGTCTTTCAGCCGGCTTAAGCGAATTCAAATGAGCCACGATTTTTCTTCCATGATCTGGCGTGATAGTCGTCTTTGATCCATCGTTGTGATGGAATTCGATATGTCTACCAGCCGCGGCCTGACCTGCAACTACTTGAATGTGCTGCTTAGGATCGCGACCGGAGTGTGTTGGAGCGTCGTCATCGGCTTTCTTCGGACGACCACGAGCCTCATCAATATTTTCTTCTTTCACATTTTTCTGCATCTCTTTTGCTTTTTTGAAATGCCATCCACTACCAGGAACACCGGCTTTCTTCAATCTTCGTCCAATCTCTTTGTGCTGTTCGGGTGTAGGATTTTCGATTCTACCTTTGACGAATTCATCGTAAGATAGTTTCTTATACTCTTTCTTTTCAGTTTCTTCAATCACGCTATCAGTAAGATCGCGATCTGGAACTGTAGGTCTTACTGGGTCGCCGTTTGTAGTTGTTGACCCTGCCTTCTTAAAAGAACCTTTTTGAGTAGCGTCCTTTGACTGTCCGAGCGCTTCTACGACTGAATCAAAGTGTGCTAGTTCCTCTGCTGAGAACTCAACGTCTTCTGTAGCAGGAACTTTAGCAGTTCCTGATAATTTCTTAACAGCTAACTTCTGCATAGCTCCACGACTAGCAGTCGGGCTATGAAGTTTTCTATCGATAGGAGTACCAAAATGCATACCTGTTTCTTTACGTAGCTGATCACGAACTTCGATGCCTTTATCTCGTCGAGCAGTCTCGTCTTTCTTTGACGCTACCATATATGAACCGAGTTTAGCGCCAGAGATCTCATCTACCTGCTCTACTTCTTCTTCAACTTTCTTACCGGCGCGAAGAGCGGCGAAGTCAGCAGCGTCTATCTCGTCTTTGTCACCTGCCACTGCGGCTATCTTCTTCTGCTTAGCAGACAGCTTCTTTGCGGCTTCAAAGATGTTACCTGTCTTGTCGCCCTGCAGCGCCAAGAACGAATCTATAAGTGGGTTCTTGACTTCGTCCGTCATCTCTTCTTCTTCCTTTGCTACTAGTTTTGTTCCGAATTTCTTTTGTCTTGCTTTCTCGTCTTCGTCTTTATTCACTGCGGTGGACTTGAAAGCAGTTGGCATCATGTTCAGCGCGCGACTCGTAGGATTAGCGTATGTCATCGCTGTCGTGATGGCGTGTCCAGGATCTTGGCTTATCGCTACGTTTCCGGCGTCGTATACCTTACCAGCGTGAGCGCCTAGAGCTCCAACGACTGAAGCTACCTTTGCGATATCTTTAATCTTTCCTTCTTCGACGTGTTCTACAGACTCGGGAAGTGAATCTTTATCATTAGCTGCGCTCTTGATAGTTGGATTCCACTCTACACCAGTCTTGCCCTTTGGGTTCTTTACTTTGTCTTTATCGTCTGTGTCTTTAATAGTCTTCTTGACCTTGGGCATCTCATCTGCTGAAGGATCGTTATTCTCGTCGTCTGCTCTCTTAGCGTCCTCGTCGATTATCTTAGTCATGATCTGACCGGTCTTATTGAGAGTAGATCCAGATGATTTAGGTCCGAAGTCTTTAAAACGCGCCATGCTCTTCACCTTGCGGCGCTCTTCAGTTCCCTTAGATACGCCATCGACGTCTGCGTATTCTGCTTCTTCCTTCATCTTCTTCTTACCAGATTCAGTAGCAGATAGAGAGCCGCAATCACCTGAAGACATAGCGCCGTCTGTCGATAGATCGCCTTCTTTAATCTTCTTCTTGCCGCTCTCAGTATTAAGTTGAGCGCTTACACCACTCATATCAGATGGTGCGCATTCTAGTTTAATATCGTCTGCCTGCTTCATGTTTGTGTGTGCGCCCTTGCCGGCCGCGACGTGTCCGCCGTTCTGAGACTTATACTTTCTAGTCATAAATGTAGTAGGGGTGCCCTTTGGCTTGTCGTCACCGATAGTTCCAATTCCCTCAGCGACGTTTCTGATAGCGTGCTCTAGAGAGATCTTTGGCTCGTCAGAAGGAGTAAACTTACCCTCTGCGATGTTTCTGATCAGGTGTTCTAGTGATAGTCTCTTATCCATCTATTATGCCTTTGTGAAAGATCTGAGCATCCATCCGTGTTTTTGATGGGCAGTTATACGATCTTGAAGAATGTTAGAAATTCCATAGTGCTTATACTTCTCACACAACTCATATGCGTGAGTAAGAGACGCTAGTACTCTCTCGTTGTCTGCTGCTAGCTTGCTGATCATGACCAGACCGTCTGGAATGTTCTTAGCTTCTTCGATAGTAGTAAGCTCTAAGAATCTAGCCATCGATCCTGGAGAGAACGCCCCTAGAGTCCTGATATTTTCTGCAATGATATCGATGCCGTCGTTTACTTCTTCATAAAGCTCGCCAAAGAACTTATGATACTCTGAAAAGTGTGGACCAGTAACATTCCAATGGTAGTGCTGTGTCTTCACGGCGAACACGTAGCTGTCCGCAAGGGCAGCCTTCAACGCGTCTACTGGTTGAATCAGTGGAAGCATTACTTACCACCCCCGCCTGAGCTACCGCTCTTTCCTGGAGGTAGACTCTTTATAGTACCATCTGCCATTCTTATTGGAACGTTCTTGATCTTGATGTCTTTGTTTGCGGCGGCGTGGACGGTGACCTCTGAGACTTCTGTCTCTTCACAGTTCCACGCTTTTCTAGACCAGTAGTTTGCACTTGTCTTTTTACCTAGGTTACCCTGTCCAGAAGATCTAGCGCAGTATGACTTCTTACGGGCCGGCTGATCTTTCTTGATAGACATGTTTGGATCGCCAAAGTTTACTTTCTTTACGTTTCCTGTAGAAGGATCTTTCACGAAGACTTTTGACTTCTTTACGTCGCCCTTCATCGGCTTGTTCAGAGGAACTTCCTTGCCGTGATACTTGGCTTCTTCTAGCGCTTCTTTGAACGCTTCCTTGACCGTTCTTGCGAGTCTTGCGACTCTTAAAACTTTATTAGAAGTCGCCTTCTCACCGACCGTCTTCTCGTCGTATTCAGGCTGACCCGGAGTTGATCTTCTGTATACTTCTGATGGAGGATCGAGTCTTGAATTAGGTATCGTAGCGTCGTGAGACTTCTTCTCGTGTCCGACGTGCTCTTCGGTCTGCGACGCCTTAAAGTCTACCGCGGTGGGAGCGCCTTTAGAACCTGGCTTGCGCATGTGCTCACCGGAACCGGCTTTAATTCTAGCTCGCTTGGCGTGGATGTTGTCCCATAGCCCGCGCTTCTCGTCTAGTAGATCTTCGTCTAGATCCATAGCAAATCCTCCCGCTATAAATGAGTTTACTCTGTCGAACCCGAACTGTTCTGCTGAACCGCCAAACGACTCGTCCCATATGAAATGACCGCGCCGATATACCTCTTCTAGTATATTGGTCGGAATTCCTGAATTCTGTGATTTTTTATAGAGGGAGAGCTTAGCTTTGTCAGTGAGGGTGACAGACTCGCCAAGTCGCACTTCGACTTCTGGCTGAGGTTCAAAAGTTTTAAATCTATCTAACATTGGAGTTTCCCTTGGGTTTTCCAAAAACTTATGCGAGTCTGCCATGGCCTTATCGCACTGACTGGTTATTTATATATTATAGTTGTTCAAGGAAGTTAAACGTAGCAACAAGATTAGCAGTAGAACCACCAGATGCTAGCTGTTGAACGGCTAGAGTGAGCGTTGCGGGATTACCACTAATGTCAGAACCAAGATTAAACGACCCAGGTATGCCGTCGAACGTCTGCTGCGCAGAAGCAGACTGAGTTATTCCTGATAATAACACTAATCCACCAGAAACAGTTGCTGTATTAGTCCATGTCCAATACTGCGAAGATCTACCCGTGTTAGGATTAGCTACAGCGTTGTTGCCGACGTAGGCATAGGTTCCGTTAACGTTAGCGTTGTATATTACATGGTAGAAATAAGTGCCTGGAGTAGAGTTCTTTCCTTGGTTGTTAAGATCGACTAGAGCAATCTCTCCTGGAGTAATATCAGATCTAGTATAAGGAGATCCTTCTCTTAGACCTATAGACAGTATAGGAGTCATAGAGCTGCCTGGAATAAATCCATTTATATTATAAGCGCTGGAAGGAGATGGATTGAACAGCTCCGGAGCTTCTGATTGAAAAGATATCGCAGACATATTAAACGTAGGTGAAGTAGTCTGGGATGTAGAGTTAAATATTTCTCTTCTTAGCGGCAGAGAAGCGTTACTTATAAAATTAGTATTAACGACACCAGCATAACTCTGAGTATGTACTATCTGAGGTCCAATAGGAGTGCCGAGGCCGAAACGAACACGACCTGTTCTACCGCCAATAAGATCAAACCAGAAAGTATAATACTTGTTCAGTCCAGCGGAGAATATATTAAACCCTGAAGGACCAGTTCCGTCTAGATGATCTGTACTAAAGCTGTTAGCGTAGGTTCTGTCTTCTTGAATATACCCGTTAGCCAGAGTTCTTCTAACAACGACCGCAAGAGTGTTTGCGTTCTGCTCCCAGAATATTCCATCATTAGCGTCGTACAGACCAGTTCTTCTTGTCACACCAGTTTCTGAAGTATTTGCAGTAAAATTAACAGTAGTATAGACTATGTGTGAGGTGCCAGGAATGACTTTGAATCTAGAATACGTCTGTCTAATGGCAGAACCAGAAGCGGTGTTTCCACTAGTCATCTGAATCTCAGAAGTATTTGCTAAAAATACGCTATTAGAATTTGTGCCTGTAAGAGATTGATTCCATCTAAAAGAAGTATCATTATCAACCATTGGAGCAAACCAATCTTGATTCAGCGTCGAAGAGACTCTTAATTTACTAAGAGCGTCAACAGACCAAGTTGGCGCGGCCTGAGTATATACGTAGTTGGTCGTATTAGATAAAACTTGAACGTTCTGTGTCGCAGGAAACGCAACACTCACATTACCAGAAACTACATTTACATTAGTTACTGTAGGAAAGTTATTGACTGATACTACTACGTTTGAAGTAACGCTGGTAACGACGACGTTGCCACCAATTGGTAGATATGGAACGTTTAATATTCCACTAGTTCCAACTTCAGTAAGATGTGTATGAACTGGATTTTCAGGAGTACTAGCAACATTAATTGTGTTTGGAACAGATACGTTGATAGAACCGTTTGTATTAATATTAACATTAGAGCTACCAAGCGTAACTGGCAGTGGGTTCGTGTTGCTTACAATCATGCCATTAGGCGTAGCGAGCATCTGCGCTTCAAAAAGAGTCTTATTGAATGTCTGGAACGATCCGTTAGCAGAATTAAAAGTAGCCATTATTAAACCTTACTAGAACTGACGATGTCTCGCATCATCTCATCTTTATGCGCCGGAGTCATATGTGAAGATGCTCCGGCATGGAATGTCTTTTTGTCTCCAGATCTCGCGGCTGCTCTCATCTTAGTACCGGAGATACCGGTAACACCCTCTGAGTCTGGATCCCTATCGCCGGCAGAATGAACAGTTATGGACTTAAAGTTATAGTGTCCGTGCCGACCTTCTTTACCGTTGTAGTCATTTAATAATTTATTAAATTCTCCAACCCTGTCTTGTCCTGCTACTAGATGAAGATGCTGAATTCCATTTCTAAATAAATTTGACGCATGGTGAAGTAGCGTAGGTTGCTCCTTTGACGACGTAGAGACGTTAGCGTCTGGAAACGCCCTCTGCGCATGCTTTAGTTTCTGTTCAGGAGTCAATGGATTCTTGTCTCCATCGTGGCTGTGAGATAGAATAATAGAGTGTGACGCTTTCTTCTTATTAGCTAGTGCAGTTACTTTATCAACCACCTTTTGGTGACCGGCAGTAGGAGGATTAGCCCTCATGAAAGTCATTACGTGAGACTTTTCTGTCTCTTCTCTTATTAAGAACTGTAAAAATTTAAGCATCTTGATCCTGCTGTTTTTGAAATTGACCTTTTAGAAAGTTCAATCGATTAAATTCTTGACGGTTATTCATCTTAGAAGCGTTACCATTCTTGTCGACTACAACCGTTCCTTCTGGACCTGTGTGTTGTCCGCCGACGCTGTGATAGTACGGACTGTTCTTTGCCATGACATTAACGAGGACGTTCTTAGCAGACTGTAGATGGTTGTGAAGATCAAGAGCTCTTTTAAAGTGATCTTGATTGTCCATCACGTGTTTAATATTAGCCGCGTGAGCCTGCGCTTTCTTATCTTTCGCTGCCTGCGTCTTAACGCTATCTACGTCTTTCTTATGTCTATTAGTAATGTCTTGCATGTAACCCTCAATAGAAGGCTTTCCTTCAGACCTAATCATATTATTGATGTGAGTCTCTAACGTCTTCTCATGACCTTTGAGTGAATCTAGCGCCTCAGGACTCATTGCGGCATAAGACTTTTTAGCCTGATTCATATGCGTTAAAAACTGTTTCTGTTCTTCAGGCGTATAGTTATTAGGATTTACTTCTACTGTTGGATCGATATTGTTGACGTCTGGATGCTCTCTAAATTTAGATCTAACGCTGTTAGGAAGGGGGCCGGCGTTCATGCTATCTAGACTTCTACCGCCGGTATATTGGGTATGAACGACGACGCCTAGTTTTTTCTTCATATTTCTACCCTCAACGCTGTCTGCTGGAGCCGAATATGTAATCGTGTTTGGTGTTACGCTGTGCATTCCATTCTTCTTAGTAACATCGCCTGTGGTGTGCATTATATCGCCTTGATATATGCCACCATTCTTTGGCATGATTCCAGGAAGGTGGTGAAGTGCGTGTTTTAATTTCTCGACTAGTCCTGGAGCGTGACCATGATTCTTCTCAATGTCTTCGTCTGAATAATTTATTTTTGGATTCTTATTAAACGCAGACTTTGTGGCGACGAAGAAATGTCCAGTCTGAGGATGGTGTCCAAACACTATAGATGGCGCGCCGTCAAACTTAACTGAAGCGTGTGAAGAAGTATTCTTACCAAGAAGCATGTTATGTACGTCATTAAGATGCTGATCGGCAGTAGCCACACCTTCATGACCATTATGAATAATATGATCTTCGACGTGTGTAAGATGTTTAAGAGCTTTACCTTTTTGCTCTTCTTCTGCCTCAATTAAGAATGTCTTAAAATCTATCATATTATTCTCCGGGACCACGAAACACCAAACCGCCGTGTGTTCCGTCAGTGTTATTGCGATAATCTTTCTTTCCTGATTCAGCACCTATATTAGCTACTGTTTTTTTCTTAACTGGCGCTGGTTTTACCGGAACCACCGGTGCAGGCTTTTGTAATTTCTTTGGAAGCGATACTAATTTAAACGCGCCTGCGGTGCCCTTATGAGGTCCGGAACCGGCCTTTACAGTCTGTTGAGCGACCTTTGTTTCTTTACCATTATAATCGCCATATATATCTGATGTAATTCCATTTCCTTTTTTAACTCTAAGGTTTTGAAAATTATCTAAATGCGTATCAGCAATTCTGCTCATATCCCCAACATGAGAAACTGCGCTACCATCATTTTGAACTTGACTGTGTGCAACAATGTGATGTATTTTTGTTGGAGGAGAAACTTGACCTCTAATATAATTTCTTAATTGTTCGTCATTCATATTACCCAAGCCAGCATCTAAATGTCTAGCCATCTTCTTTCTTGCTATTACTGACGCGTTCTCTGCTTCTCTAGCCCTTAGAGCTTCTTTACCCTTTGGTTTAAAGTCTTTATTAGATCCACCTGAAGCTTTCCACGCTTCTCTTTGTGCGCCTTTTAATTTTCTACCAATTTTATATTGAGCATGACGTTCTGCTTTGGTTCCTGTATATCCAAGACGATCAGCCATATCTTGGTCGTGAGCTTTTTGGATATTAGTTAATGTTCCTGGTTTTAAACCACCTTTTTTTTCTAAAGTAGCCAAACCGTCATTTCTATAATTTGGTTGAACTTCTGTTCCATATTTTGCAGAAACACCAACATGTTTTACTGCTCCAGTTTTTGGATGACGTAGAGTAACAATAAGATCTCCATTAGAATTAGGATCTCTTATACCTGTAGTTTTTTCATGATCTCCGGGTTTGTTGACAGTATCTCTGTTAGAAGTCCAATGAATATTGGAAATATCATGCCCCTTAAATTCAGGATGGTTTTCTATATATTTTTTTATTGCTTCTGAAGTCTGTCTAGCGTGATTGTCAATTTCAGTATATGCCGCCGGACTCATTTTATCTTTTAATTTCTTATGAACCTGTTCAGGCGTACCACCATAGTCTTCAGACTCAGATCTATGGTGTTCTGGAAGTCGATTTTCTGGATGTAGATGTTTTGCTAGCAATAACTCGTGCAGTTTACCCTTGTCGTCATTAGATTCAGAAGAACTCGCTGCCGCCATTTCAATTAGATATGTACTAAATCCTAACATAATCAATTTTCCTTCGATGGTTTTGGCTTTACTGAAGTCGTCGTCACTACAACCTCGCCAGATTCGGGATCATGCTTTACGTGATGTGCATGAAATTCTACTTCTGGATGATGTTTCTTAAGAGCGATAAACTTCTTTAGATTGTCTTCTGAGTCGTCATATAGATGAACTTTTTTATATTTATTCTTGTTTATCTGGTCGTGCATGATAGCGGCTTTGGCGTCAGCAGCCTTCATTGGAAGGTTACCTGCTCTTCTGACGTGTATCTGTCCGATGTCTATTCCATACTTTGACATGTGATGGGCGAACTTCTTCTGATCGTCTAGGTCTGATCGAGCGGTCAGTATCTCTACATTCTTGTTGTTCTTATGGATAGCCTTCATCTTGGCTATCATCTTTCTAATAGGTCTAGCGTGCTCACCGAAAGCGTCTGAGCTTCTAAACTCTCTAAAGTCGTAAGAATGGTTGTCTGGAAGGGTGTGAGTATTGAACTCAGAGCTCGTTAGAGTCCTTGATCTATTGCCTTTTGGATCTAGAACGTGGATTCTCATACCTTCTGGATCGTGATGGAATAGCGTATCGTCTATGTCAAAAGCATGAAGAGTCTCAGAATCTTCGTCTTTCTTCTCGCAGATGAATTGATTAAAAGATATCATGACCATCCTTGTAATTTTTAAGATATTTATATAATATCTAAAACAAGGAAAGTGTCAATAAAAAAGGGGAGCCCGCAGGCTCCCCCGTCAACTCAGTATGGCTGGCGAAACCACCATCGTGATCCAGCGTTCCTTGTCTACTCTACTATTCCAGCGCTATAATCGAGCGCTTAAACATACTGAATGATTCTGATTTTATTTATATAATAAAATCAATATTTTTTGTATTTTTTAAAAAAAAATTTGGTGTATTTCCATCAAAACCACCACCGGAGTTAAGATGTTTTAGATACTTTCTAGCGTCACAGATCTTACTACACTTAGTAACGATCTGGTTAGTCTTAGTCTCGATGACATGAAACTCATTACGATTGATATTCACAATCTCATAATTCATTCTCATTCCTCTTCTCATGATAAAAAGATCGCCCAAAAGTCATCTGCTAGATGTTCGTTAGTTAGATAGTCATGCGGAATATAGCAGTATCCTCTATCTCCCCATCCTTCGCCCCAAGAGTTACGAACGATGAAGTTACTTCCTTCACTGCCTACGATGAGCATGCAATGGCCACCGACTACCGTCTCTGTGTTGCTAGGCATAGGGACCACGCCGGTCTGAGCGACAGCGTCTGACTCAAACGACCGATATAGAGTAGCGCCAAACACGATAGGAATGTTGTGGCTGAGTACGTTGACGATATTTGCTAGCTTTACCGGCACTCTAGAGTACTGTTTGATGATATGTTTCTTAGCCTCAGCGTACGCCGCGTCTGATGGTCTAGTGGTTAGCTGATTAGGGTCGAACGGCCACACATCTTCGTTAGGAGCGCCGAGAGAAGCGACTACCTTAATACCATCGCGAATTTCTGCGCCGGCGTCCTGATCAGTGGTGTTCTCAATAACGCGCTCGTTATAGTAGATGAACAGTCTTGATGGAATATAGTCGGCTTTACCTTGAGCTCTTAGACCGTACTCTACTGCGCCGGCGATGCCGTTACCGGTACAGGAACCTGTCTGACCCTGGTCGTATACGGGAGGAAGATGTCCGGTCTTTCTAAGATCGATATTCTTAGGTGCACCCTTCTTTGCTTTTAAATCGCAGATTAAATCTCTATGATCTGGCTTATCTGGGCGCCAGCCGTATCTTCTAATCATTCTTCTCTCCTTTGTCCGAATTAGACTTATTATTTATCTGGTGTCTTATCTCCTCAACGATCGCACCCATACAAATACCACACCTAGGATTCCAACCAAGAAAACTAAGGGCGTCTTTAACAGACGGATCGACGTGCCACCGGACATAGTCTCTTATCTCATTGGTAGAGATGACGTTACAAGAACATATGATCATGGGTTACCCAACAGCTGCATGGTAATCTTAAGAAGTACGCTAGCGCTTCCTGCTATACATAAAGCTTTTAATAGTATAACTACTCTAGGATCTAACATTATTTAAACCCGCTAAACATCGACCTGTCGAACTTAGACGCCGGCTTATTTCTTTCAAACTCTTCTTCGCCAAATTTAGAGTTGTCAAATACCGACTTCGTAGAAGGTCCATCTAGAATACCCTCTTGAGCAGACTGCTCAACATCGTAAAGTCGCATCTTTGAGCGATCAATACCAACGACGAACCTACGATTGCTCCCTGGATCATTATAGCGATTCTTGAGCTGCTTAACCATGATCTGATTGAGTGACTCAAGCTCTTCTGTCGAGATGAGTGCAAACATAAAATCAGCTGTGGCCGGGAGTCCAAAGGATTCTGATGTATCTTCCAGTCCCACGTCGCTGTTCGAATATCCGCCTCGAGTTGTTTGAGTCGCAGAGACGATAGGTACATCGTATTCCACGGCGAGTCCTCGAAGCTCTTCTGCGATTGCCTTGATATAGGTATAAGAATTGACGTTGGCTCCATACTTCATCCTCGATGACATACAAATGTTGAGATAATCAATATAGATAATATCCGGCTGAAAGTTCTTCTTGATCTTTAACTCATTGAGAAGATGTCTAAAGTTTGCAGATCCGGCGCATGCAGTCGGATATTCTTTGATGATAAGTTTACCAGTCGTCTTTGACTTCAACGTACCTATTTTAGAGTCATAAGACTGCTTTGGCAGCAACTCAAGTTCATCCATAGTGACGTTGAGGAGATTAGCGTCGATGCGCTCGGCGATTCTCTCCTCAGCCATCTCTAGCGTAATGTATAGTACATTGAGTCCTTTGGAGAGGTTCCCTGCTGCGCAGTGACACATGAATAGCGATTTGCCGACACCTGTACCTGCGAGTGCGATATTGAGAGTCTTGTTCGGCAGGCCACCGTTTGTGATGGCGTTAAAGTAGTCAAGATCGAATGGAACTCTCTTCTCTTTACGGTGGTAGAACTCGTATCGTTCATCAGTATCCACCAAGAAATCATGACCAATATGGGTGTCAAAAGAAACAGCAAGGGCATCAGTAAGTATTTGAGGAATCGAACCTTTTGAGATTGAAGCATTCTTCTCATCCATTATTTTGATCGACTTCATGATCGCAAGATAAAGTGATTTATCTTGACAGAATTTCTCTGTCTGATCCAAAATCCAATCTAGTTTAGTGTTTGGGTCCTGTGACAGCGACCCGATTATGTCTTTGCACGACTTGAAGCTGTCTTCGCTTAAGCCGTCCTTATTACTTAGGTCGATCGAGAGAGCCTCGATCGATGGAAATGAATTATATTTCTTAACGTATTCATCGACCAACTCAAAGACTGTTCTCTCTGAGTAGTCTGTAAAATATTCTGTCTTTAAAAACGGTATAGCCTTCCTGCTAAAATCCTCGTTAAACACGAGATTAGAAAGTATGACGCATTCGATATTCAATTAACATGCCTCCAGTTATCTAAACAGTGGACCCTTAAACCATACAGAAAGAGTCTTTCTCTCTCCTTTAGTGACGGGAGTGACTCTATGCTGCATGTATGACGGGAATATTATCACACTTCCCATGCTATCAAATTCTTTTACGTGTTTTGGACCGTTTGAGAACAACTCAAACTTTCCACCCTCATATGGCTCAGTCGATAGATTTACTATAGCCGTAAGCTTATAGTCGTGCATCTCACCAAATCTACCGTCAGAATGCCAGCTGTATTCGCTCTTGTGCTTTTCATTATATACGTTGTAGTGAATTATATCTGGATCTAACAGCTTATAGATATGAAATCCAAAGTTTTCATTATTCACGTGATTGACTATATCTTCAAACTCTCCTAGACTGTTCTTACAGTTCTTCCATGGAGTCATTAAAACTCTTGAAGTCTTAACGATGCCGCTGGCTGGATTGTCTGTCAATCCAGCGTCAGCAGCGCTCATCATCAAGTTAGATACAGCTTCACAACTCTGTCTTAAGAACATGTTCTCAAAGAAATAGTGATCGTACTTCATTATCCTACTTCTTCTGTCTCATCATTATATACCAGACTTCCTTCAGTGTCAAGTGAATAAGTCTTCTTAATATAGTCTGCGAAGTCTGTGGTCTTAAACATATTCATCCAAAACTCTTTATTGTCCACGATATCAGCCGCTCTGAAGTTCTTTCCATCGACTTCGCCAGTTTCACGATTGACGACGGAGTACCATCCCACTTTTGGCTTAGCCACGTAATTACCTTCGATGGCAAGATCGAGGAGACCGCTCCAGCGATTAATACCACCCTCATAGCTAATGGTAATCGGTATCTTAGATTTTTCACGAACGTAACGCGATTTCTCAACATTGATGACAAAATGGTACCCCTGAATCTCTGTTCCATCTTTATCCTGCTGCCTTCCTAAGATCCAGATATTATCTGCGCCGTAGTACGCGCCTGTACCACCACCGACGACTGCCTTTGGAAACATACCAATTTCCATGTACGTATGATTTACCGCAGCGACTGGAATGTCTTTGAGTGTAAGATGCGGAGTGATCATTCTAAACAGCGACTTAAGCTGCTTTGCGCGAGACATGTCGGCTACTGACTTTTCATTAAGAGCGTCTTCAACTTCTTTCTTAGAAGCAAGATTACCAATAGAGTCAATAATGATAAGCACGCGATCGTTGCGATCAATCTCCTTGAGCTGCTTCATAATATCGAACTTCAACTCTTCGACGTCCGTAATTGGTGTGTGAACGACAGAGTCTAGCGGAATATTAAACTTTGAGAAATAAGACTGAGGCGTACCAAACTCTGAGTCATAGAATAAGATGACTCCATCTGGATATTTCTTAAGATAAGAAGAAGCGAGAAGAAGAGCGAAGCCGGTCTTAAAGTGCTTCGAAGGACCGGCGAGCATGGTAAGTCCAGGCGTGATACCGCCATCGATAGTACCAGAAAGAGCCACGTTGATCATCGGCACGGGCGTTGGGATCATATCTTTCTTAGTGTAGATCTTAGAGTCCGTAAGAGTCGAAGTGTATTCAATAGTACTGTTTTTAATAAGTTTTTCTTTTAAAGACATATTAATTCTCCATGTATTATAGTATTATACAATTTATAGCGATGTATGTCAACTTTTAATATAATCGTCCATCTTCTTTATAAATGCATCTATCTGTTTGGATCTATCAACACCATTCCACTTGATGATGTCTTTAGTCTTATCTCCCTTGAGGTTGTTCAAGAAAGGCATGATCATGTCTCTTAGACCCTGTAGCTTTTCTTGTTGGCCTTTAAGCTCATCTTCTGTAGTGAAGCCAAAATCGAAGTCGTCACTCATTTTCATTTGCCTTTTCTTTTAAATATTCATCAATACTTATCTGTTTAACCTCGCTGGCAGCGCCAAATGACTGCTCGGTCCAAAAAGTTTTAGTATATACTCTTTCTTGTTTTAATTTTTCTCTTAGATTTTCTCTATCTTCAAAAGACATTTTATCAAAATCTAATTTTTTATTCTTTTTTGACTTCTTCATCCGAAAAAATCCTCCAGTGTTGATTTCTGTTCTATGTCCCACCCGATCACTTCAGTGATTGATTTAAGTGGATCTAGAAATGATTTGTTAAACTGCATCTCTTTATCGATATACTTATCAATGTTAAATTCTTTTGGAAGCTCATCAGGAGTGGCTATAACGTTCTCATTAATAACAGGATTAGGAGTAACGAGATATACGAACCTGATCTTGTCTCCATCTACAATTGGCGGTATGTTCTTCATGTTATGCTTCTTTAACAGATTATTAAAGAGCAACGCACCCTTAATATGCATTGGAGTAGACTTCTTATAGACTCTAGATCCATCCTTGTACTTGTCTATTCCATTAACGCCGCGCGGGAACGCAATCACCTCAAACGGTAGAGTCTTAAACTCGTTCTTAAAGTTAGTAATAAACTCTCTGAGATCGTCTTGAGTACCGTTCATGATGATCTCTAGACCGTTCTTAATATTCTCCCTGCACGCGTGTGGAGTAGAAGATCTAATAGCCTCAATACCCTGAAGTTTAAGTTTTGGCTTCTCATAGCGTACTCCCTCGACGTCCCACGCGTTGAGTATGTACATCTTCTTACCACGCCATATTCCCTTGTTAGCGATGGTCTCACGCTTCATCTTCATCTTCTGCTGATACGCGTTCATCATATCGGCGAGTTCTTGGTAGCACTTGTCGATATACTGCTGCAGCTTCTTCTCACAGAATATATCTAGGGCATTGACTATCTTCTTCTCGTCTACGTCACCCATTGTAGCTACGAGTTTATCCATGCGAACGTAGATAGAATCGGTATCAGACGCGATGACATAATCTTCATCTGTCTTCAGTATCTTATTCATGTATTGATTGATTTTCTTTTCAATCCAGCGAATAGACAGCTGACCAGAAGTAGTGATGGCTTCTGCAAGATCGAAGTTAAACCAGCGAAAGTACTGGTTAGCGAGAGCGCCGTAAGCTGAGTTTAACTGAATCTTTTTTGCAAGCTGCATGTTATGATATCTAGCTACTAGCTTTTCGTCTTCTAGAGTCTTTGACTTCTCATATCGCTGCTTGGCTTCCAGCATCAGTTTCTTATACTTAGTACGATCGTCGTACATTCTTTCCATAAGTGCGGGAAGGAAACCCTGCTTGTCTTTTTTAAACGTACAACCGTTTGCGGCGTATGCGTATTTACTATCTTTATATTCAAAATTACCATCAAGCAGCCAGTCTACGCCTCCGGAAGGACCGAGTTTTCCAGTGAGTGTCTCAGGACTGATATTGTACTGCATGATTAGATGTGGATAAAGAGAGTTCAAGTCAAAAGATACGACCCACTTGCTCAGACCGATCTTTGGATCTTTAACATATCCGCCGACAAGACCACCCTCAAACACCTGCTTCTTAGACTGCGGGATGACTATCTTCTGATCTAGCAGATAGTTGTGGATGATGATATCCCACGGGCGAACGGTAGCCATAGTGTCAGTATAGTTCACTTTAGCGTCATATGCGATAGCCATGACCTGCTCGATGAACTTTAACTTATCTTCTAGCTTTTGAACTAGAAGAACGTCGTGTATGTTATACTCCATATACTTTTGAAAGTTATTCTTATAGAATTCATTGAGAGATCCATATTCAGAATAGTCTAACTTTCTCTCACTTAATTCTATCTGAGCGATATAGTCAAGTTTATAAGACTCTTGATTACCGAACGAGAACTTACGATAGAGTCGATAGTAGTCTAGATCAGACACGCCGACGATCTCGTACACCTTATTCTCTTTACCGCGAAACTCTACTACCTTTTCATTTAGCATCTTCCAAGGAGATAGTCTTTTAGCTTCTCTTTCATTATATAGAGTCGTAATCCTGTTAATAAGATATGGGATATCAAAAAATTCAATATTCCATCCCGTGATGATGTCCGGCATCCACGCGTCTGATTCCCAGACTTGAAGAAATTTCTGAATAAGGTCATATTCGTCTTTACATTTCAAGTAGAATGA